ATTTGCACATGCTAGGCAATCCACTGTATCACCGGCTAGCAATACTGACGGGTTTCCGTTCCGAAAAACTCTCATTAGTCATTGAAGACATGCTCCAGATTTAGCTTAGCAAGTTTGGTACGCACAATCTCAGCGACGATGAATTGAGGCAAGTTCTAGGTCAGCCTAGCATAATCCGATATGCTTAAGAACCAGCAGACTATGAACTTGAGCCTTTCATCAATGAGAGATTGGGCAAGAGTATTTATGATGTCCTGAGGCTCATCTAGGACGACATAGTATACTCAGGACGGAGAACCCAGAGGAGTTTTATTCATATTAATGAATAAACAGCAATCAAAGACCTCGCTCAGGAAAGAGGAGGCAATTCTAAAAAGACGCCAGAAGAACCATCGCTTGCACGCTACACGCATCAAAGCAAAGGAGGCGCAAAGAGATTTTAGGGAGGAGAAATAGGTCGTCGAAGCATCAAACGTGCAACGCCCTCATTTTACAAAGGGAAATTTGGTTCAGGCCAGATCCACGAAGGAAGTCATGTCCGCCTGGGACATGTAGCTCGTTGCGAAACAGCATCCAGGACAATTTCGATCCCCCTACGTTGCCGGCATGAACATCACCAACTTGCCAACATCCGAGTTTAGTGTCAGCAGATCTTTTGCCGACTCTAATGTATATGGAGCGCCAGACATAAAACCTCTCGGCACCACTCCCTACACTCTTTTGATGTGGTGTAGCAGCACAACTGCTTTTGGCGGTGATGGCGCTGCTGGCAACATTTCGGCTTCTGATCGACTGGGTGGGCTTGTTATTAAACAGCTCAACTCGGCCGACTTGGACTCACCCTGGATAAGCAGACAGATCTTTTAGGAGACTCTGTCTGCCTACACTGCTCTTGAAACCTATGGATCAGATATGTCCGGCTTTTCAGCTGGTGGTTTCATATGGGCTTCCGAGGCTAAGTTCAATGTCTTGTGTGCACAAGCTAACATCGTCGGTTCCTATTACAAAGGAACGATGTAGTTTGGCTAGTTGCCACAAGACTCAGCAAATGGG